ATCCTGAGGGTTGGCGAGAGCGTTGATGGCGCGCTGGAAGGAGAAGCTGCGCACTTCCTTGTCGGTCATGCCGATGTCGGAGGCCTTCTCCGCCACGGGCTCAACCTTGGCGCCGATCTTCTCGAGCACAGCAGCGCGAGCCTCATCGAGGCTGCGGCCACCCTCGATCAGCTGGCGGCCGAGATCAGCCATGCCGTGCTTTTCGGTCAGAGCAGTGATGCCGGAGATGCGGGCGCGCTCAGCTTTGGCAGCCTCAGCAGCCGCTTCAGCCCGCACCGCCGAGATGTCGGGGGTGTTTTCCATCGGAACCTCAGGTTCTGTTTCGGGGGTTGGTGATGCGGCTGGGGCCGCAGGATCGGCCTCAAGAGACCGACCCATACCCACAGTGGGGTCTGCAGGTATGCTAACCACGCTGATCTCATAAGGAGCCCAGCTGGTAGCAACGAAGTCGCCGCTACCTCTTTGCTCCATTTCGTTGATCGCGTAGCCGAAGGAAACGTTCCGCAGAACGCCATCCCTCACGTCAGCCAGCACCTCCTGTGCGAAGGCGTTGCGGCTGAACTTCACCGTGGCATAGCCACGCTTCTTCTGGCCGTCGATCCAGGCCCGCTCCACCACGCCGATCACCTTGTTCGGGTCGTGGTTGAACAACAGCGGCGCCGAATCGTTCAGACGGCTCAGGTCGGTGCTGCGCTCATCGTGCTGCAGCACCTCGTTGCCGAAGTAGCGAGCGACCGGGAACTCGCTGGAAAATGGGAACTCGATGCTGCGCTCATCTTCGCTGACCGTGAAGTCAGCAACCTCAGAGCGCTTCAACAGTTGCCCTTCTAGGTCACGCGATAGATCCATCGGTGTTGTCCGGGTTATCACTCACATTATCGTTCGCCGGCTGCGGATTACCTGCAGGTGCTACGTCAGCCCCAGGATCGGTGTCGAACTTCAGGTCGAGCGCCTCAGCGTCGTCCAGCTCCTGCCGGCGAGCCTGCATCAGTTCCTCGATGTCGCCACCTTGCTCCGCCACCACCTCGCTAAGGGTCTTGAAGCCGTTGCGCACCGCTGAGGCATACGCCTCGACTTCCTTGGCCGGGTCCACCCAGGCCCAGCCGCGTGGCATCCAACGCACCGCCTTGTAGCGATCAGCCTGGATCTCGTAGTTGGCTAGCGGCAGCGCACCACTCAGCACAGCCATGTCCAGCCACACCTCAAACACCCGCTGATGCAGGTTTTCGATCAGCCAGTTCTGCAGGATCCGCCAGTGATCGCGGTCTTCCAGCAAACTCAGCCGGCTGCTGCTGTAGTTCGTCTGGCTGAAATCGCGGCTGACGGTCTCGTAGGAGCAGCCGACGCCGGCCGCCATGGCGCGCAGCATGGCGCGCAGGAACGGCTCGAACTGGCCATCAGGTGCATCGAGCTGCGGCACCGTCACGCTTTCGCCCGGTGCCAGGTATTTGAAGACCCCAGGCTCGAACGATGAGACGCGCTCACCTTCCATCACCTCATCGCCAATCAGCTCACCCTCAGGACTGGTGATAAAACCCATTAGCGAGCTGCTGGCGCGGGCGCGCACAATCTCAGCCTGCTCGTAGCCAGAAAGGTGGTGCAGGCGCTGGATCGCGCTGGCGAACCAGGTGACGCCGCGGGTCATGCCAGGGCGTTCCATCCGGTAAAGGTGGATCACCTCTTCGGCCGGCACGCGCTTGTGGCGCTGCGTGCTGATCTGCTGGTTGCTGAACTGGTACTCGCCAGGGTGGTAGGCCAGGAAGTGATAGGCCACCGGGCGGCCCCAGGTGTCCACCTCCACGCCCATCCTGATCTCGTTGCCTTGCTGGCTCCGGCCATTCAGCCCGTCATCGAGCAGGTCGGCCTCCAGCACCTCCAGCGCCAGCGGCACAGCCGAGCCGCCGAACGGTTGTTTCACCAGTCGGATGAACACCTCACCCGATTCGGCGCAGGCCCGCACCGCAAGTCGCTCGATGTCAGCGAATGTCAGCTTGCCGCCGGTGTGGCAGTGCTTGGCCTTCGTCCACTGGCGCCATGCGCCCTCGATGCTGCCGTTGACGGTGGCGTCGAGCCGGCCGCCGCGCAGCATTCGCACCTGCGCCTGGAACGGAATGCCCTGCCCGACCACGTTGCCCTCGATGGCGCGCAACGCCTGGCGGGCGTAGTCGTTGTCCCGGCACAGCTGCCGCGCACGGTCGCGCAGCTTCTGCGCTGAGCCGTAGATCTCGCTGTCGGCGCTGGTGTTGCCCGTCACCCAGTCGGCCGTCAGCCGTGAGAACTTCGCGCCCTCGTACATCCGGCGCCTCAGTGGCCGGGCCGGGGCCGGGGTGCCGCGCTGCAGCCAGCCCAAGATCGCGCTGCGGACGCCCATCAGAACCTCACGAACATGTTGTGCGGGTTTCCAAGCCCGTTAGCGATCATTGTGGCTGCTTGTTCGCGCTTAACCTCCGCCTTGAGTTTGCCTTCCAGCGTCAGCAGGTCGGCCATCTCCATCTTCTTCAGCCGCCGGCTGCCGATGGTGTATTCAGCAACGGCGCCGCCCGAGATCATCGCGCGGATGGCAGCCTGCACCGCATCGAGGTCTTTCTGCGCCTGGCTGCGGTTGTCCACCGCTGCTGGCGTGCCGACGTAGGCCAGGTTGGCGTCGATCTGGAACTGGCCGCTGCCCAGCGTGACGGTCTCGCCCGCCTTGGTGGCCACCGCCTGCCAGTAGCCGGTGTCATCCGCGTGGAAACCCTCGGTCGTGGCGGCCGTCAGGCTGAACTCCCAGCCCTGGCCATAGGCCGTGCCCACTGACGTGGCGCCATGATTGTTGCGGTTGAAGCGGAAGTAGTAGGTCAGCGTCCAGCCGTTGCCGCTGCTGATCGCGTTGCCGAACACGTCCGTGCTGGCGTCGTCCCGCCACTTGACCGTATCGCCTTCTGTTATCCGCGCAGGGAAGTTCACGGCCTCACCAGTTGCTGACGAACGCCGACGCCGCGGCTCCTCCTGATCTTAGGCGCGGCTTGCGTGGCTCGGCATCTCCATTCTGAAGGCGCCTTTCCAGCTGGTCCCAGATCGTTCTCCGGTCGTACCGCTGGTACATCAGATTTAACGCCGCATAGGCGTAGACAAGGCAATCCAGCGCCTCGTTGCGCTTGTTTGCCGGTAGCACCCACTCACGCACCGGGAAGCCGGCGCGGTTGGTGCGTAGCACCTGCTTCTCAGCCGTGAGCTGCTCGAAATACTCCACCTTGGTTTTCATGTGGAAGTGCAGGAAGCCGGCGCCCTTGTCGTTGTGCTTCAGCCGAGCGAACAGCGTGGTCTTCACCGTGTCGGCGCCAACGGGGTAGACCAGCGCGCCGTGCTTGAGCACCTTGCCGCGGTAGTTCACGTCCACCTTGCTGGCCTTGCCGATCGGCGGCTTGCCGCGTTGGCTCTGGCCCTTGATGGCCACCACGCCCTGGCGGCCGCGTTCGCGCGCGTACTGGTAGACCTCCGCCGTGAAGTGACCACCTGAGTCGATGGCCACCACGTCGGGGCGCAGCTTGTAGCCCAGCTGCTTCCACAGTTCCGGCCTGGCCGGGTCGCCGTAGATCTCTTGGTGGTCGAGCAGCCAGCCCTCCTCATCGCGGCCCCAGGCCCACACGCTGATCGCCAGGCGGTTGTCCTGCACGTCCACGCCGACCGTCAGCGCCATCGCTGCATCCGGCAGCATCGCCGGCTCGTATTGCTCGCACCGTTCCAGCAGTGCATCGGCACTCACCTTGCTGGCGTAGTCCTCCTCCCAGGTCTCGCCAAGCACCGTGTTCACCCAGGTCTTCAGCCGCGGCGCATCGCCCTTGCTGCGCAGGAAGTCCTCGACGATCTCCTCCCAGCTTTTCCAGCCCAGCGGGCTGTAGAGCGATGACAGGTGAAAGCCGGCGGTCTTGCCATCGCCGGGCGCCGTGGCGCGCCACTCACCCGCCGCCAGGATTTGCGTCTTGTGCGATTCCGGGAACTGCTCCTTGCACGCCTCGCACTCGTACATCACGGTGCTGGGGTCGTTGTTCTCCCACTTGAGCTGCGGCCATTTCAGCCACTGCTTCACGCCGCAGTGGGGACAGGGCACAAAAAACCGCCGCTGATCGCTTAGCAGATACTCCGACTCGATCCGGCTGAAGTCCTTCACCGTTGGCGTCGAGGTCATGAAGATCTTGCGCCGGCTGAAAGTGGTGCTCCGCCGTTCCGCCAGCGTCACCGGGTCGCCCTCGCCGTCCACATCGCTCGGGAAGGCGTCCACCTCATCGAGGAAGATGTACCGGCACGGGGTCGAGCGCAGGCCGGTGGCGCTGTTTGCGCCGGTCAAGATCATGATCCCGCCGGGGTACTCCTTGCTGAACATCGTGTTGCCGGAGTCCCGTGAGCGGGCCGGGGCCACCTTCTCAGCCAGGCAGGGCGTCTCCGTGATCAAGCTCTCCAGCCGCTGTTTGCTCAGGCGCTTGGCCATGTCAACAGTCGGCTGCACCATCAGCATTGGCCCAGGCGCGTGCGCGATCACGTAGCCCAACCAGTTGCTGCCAGCTTCCGTCTTGCCCAGCTGCGCGCCGGCCATCAGCACCACCCGTTGCACCGGGCTGGTGGTGCTTAGGCAGTCCATCACGTCCTTGAGGTAAGGCGTCCTTTCTGTCCGCCATGGCCCAGGCTCGGCGCTGGCCTTGCCCGACAGCATGCGGTGGCCATCGGCCCAGGCGCTGACCGTCAGCTCAGCCTCAAACCGCAGCGACTCGACGCATACCTCAATCAGCTCGTCAATCGCTGAGGCCACTCAAACCCTCCAATGCCTGCCCGATCTCTTTCAGGAGCATGGCATGGATTACAGCCTGATCTTTCTCCGCCGCCAGGATTGGTGCCACGCGGTCAGGGATCGTCCGCAGCGCATCCCGCACGCCCATGTGCAGCTTGGCCAGCTTCAGCTTCAGCTCGTCCTTGTCCACCAGCTTGCCGCTGCGCTGGCGGAACTCCAGCTCCGTCAGACGCGCGCTGAATGCCTCACGCGCAGCCCGCGACACCGCAAAGCTCGGGATGGCCGCCTCACGCGCCTTGCGCGCCTGTAGCGCCGCGTCGATGTCCGGCCCGCCGTTGCGCCCGCCGCGGTCCGGCGCCGATGCGCCATCCAGCTCGCGGTCGGCCTGCTCCGGGTCGATCTCATAGCCGCGGCCCACTTTCTTGGCGCTCGGGATCTTGCCGGCCTTGATCGCATCCGAGATCGTCATCTTCGAGACGCCCCGATGCTTGGCGTACTCAGAGGCGTTCATCACAGTGCGTTGAAGGCGTCCAGCGCGTACCACACCAGGCTGTTGCGGTAGCCGCCAGGGTGCGTGGGCACGATGGGTGTAACGCCGTGCATGTTCCGCCACGCGGGGTAGACCAGCAGCGAATTGTCAGCGCTGTTGAAGGTCACGTCGTAGTCGGGCACATACAAGTTGCCGCCGGTGCTGTTGCGCCGCTTGGTGATGATGCAGTTCACGGCGCCCTTCACATTCAGGTTGTCCTGGTGGATGGCCGCGGCGATGTTGTAGTTGCTGATGCTGCTGGTGAAGAGATCGGCGAAGCGCCACTCCTCCGGCACCCGCGCTTCCACCGCCTCGCGGTGCACCGCATAAACCTCAGGGCAGACCTGCTCGACCAGGCCCAAGCATTCGCGGCCCGCCATCGTCATCGCCTTCACGAACGTGCGCGCGCTCTCAACCGCATGCACGCTGCTTTTGGTCGCGTAACTGCGCCGCATGTGCGGCTTCGGCGGGATGCTGCCAATGATGCAGCTGTATTGGCGCACGTCCTTGTCGCCGTCGCCATGCAGCCCGCTGCTGCGCCGCATCTCGGACTTCGGCACGCGGGTGCTGTTCAGCTCCGCATCGGCCACGTTGACCAGCTTCGCCAGCCGCTCCGGCAGCTGCGCCAGGTAGAAGCCAATCGGCTTGCCATCCACCACGAACAGGCTGTCCTCAAACAGCGTTGGCGGCCGTTCCTTCGGCTGGTCGCCAATCTTCACGCTGTGCTCAATCTGCTTCAGCTCAATCGTCTTCATCACTCTTTCCCGTAGCAGAACACGTTGGTGCAGGCCGGAAACCAGCTCGGCTGCCACTGCACGAATGCCCGGTCGTGATAGTGCACGCTGCTCCACGCGCACTCGACGCGGTAGTTCTCCAGCTGCTTGTCCAACACCGCCCACAGCCTCGTCAGGCTCGGGTCGATGTCGAAGCTCCACTCGTACATCAGCTTGTCAAACACCACCTCGGTGTTCTCCAGGATCGGCATCTCGGCGCCTTCGATGTCCATCTTGCAGCCGGTGAAGCCGCGCGCGGCCTCATCGAACCTGGCGCACGGCACCCTGATGCCCAGCTTGTTCCACTTCTTGACGATGCTGTTCCGCCACACGTTGTTGTTGTTGCCGATGAACAGCGTCACTTCATCGCGGTCGTCGTGCACCAGCGCCCGCTGCTTCACGTCCGCTCGGAACCCGTTGAGCTTCAGGTTCTTGGCGATCATCTCGCAGTTGTACGGGTCGGGCTCGTAGGCCACCACGTCCGCACCCAGGCTGCAGGCCAGCAGCGTGAACGCGCCGACGTTGCCGCCGCAGTCCATCCATCGCTCGCCCGGCAGGATCCGCATCCCGCGCTGCTGGTACACGCCGCGGCCGATCACCTCCTGGAAGGTCTTCAGGTCGCTGAAGCCTGGCCGATGCCAGAACTTGATCCCGTTGATCTCGCTTTGCTCCAGCTTCACAGCTTTGCCTTCTCCGCCTTGAGCTTGTCGATCAGCATCATGCCGACGTAGGCATTCTGCGACCGCCAGAACTTAACCAGCTCCTGCGCCTCCTCGTAGTGCTCCGGCTCGAACTCGATCTGGATGGCCTTCTTCACGCCGGCGGCCATCTCGTTGAGCTGCTCGTCCATGTCCTCCTCGTCCAGCACGGAGTAATCCGGCAGCTCTGCGAAATCAGGGAGATTCTCGCCCCACCCCAGCAGGGTGAGATCGAAGCCCACATCGTCCAGCGCACTCAGCTCGGACTTCAGCAGCTCGTCGTCCCACCCGGAGGTGAGCCCCAGCTGGTTGTCCGCGATGATGTACGCGCGCCGCTGGCGTTCGCTCAGGTGGTCGAGCACCACCACCGGCACCTGGCGCAGGTCCAGCTCCTTGGCAGCAGCCAGGCGGCCGTGGCCAGCCACGATGCCATCGCCGCTATCGACCAGGATCGGGTTGGTGAACCCGAACTCCACAATCGACGCCGCGATGTGGCCGATCTGCTCTTTGCTGTGAGTGCGCGCGTTGCGCTCGTAGGGCTTCAACCGCTCGATGGGCCAAAGCTCGATGCGCTTGGCCATGGCGATTGTCAGCTTGGGATCGTCGTTCATGCGCTATTGAGAACTCCTCTCAGTAAGCCGGTCTGACATTTCTGACGCTAGCGG